TCAATGTTAATCTTACCAGAAGATGTTAACTGAACAAGAGCAGATGGAACTGCGTTTGTAGAATATGGTTGGTTTAGATATGGTCCTAGGTTGTTTGAAATATAATCTCTAACAGATGCCTGTGTAGGTAGTAATGCATCAGATGCAAATGTTCCACCTAGGTTGTCATCATCAGAGAAACCTGTAATGGTGATAGCACCACCAACAATCTTAATAGATGATAGTTCAGAGATACTAACAGTACCAACGAAACTAATAGCACCAGTTCTGTTGAAGATCGTAACAAAATTACCAACCTTAAAGTCACCAAACTCGTTAGTACCTGAAGTATAAACTTGTCCAAAGGATTGTTCTGCAGCTTCATATGCAGATCCTAAACCAAATCCACCGTTCTGTGGTAGAGCAGCATAGGTATTACCTGATCCAGAAAATTCCCAAGTGTGTGATGATGAGTTAACAACAGATGGTCTATGGAATCTAATTGTTTTACCAACAAGACTGTTTAAGTTACCAGCTGCATAACTGTATACTGTTCCATTAGAGGAATCAGTATAATCCATGGATATATTAGTTGTTATCTTAGCAACAATTTGTGTACCAGGAGCACCACTAACAACTTCAGTTTCTAAGATGATAGTTTCTATAGCAGGGTTGGTTAAAGTTGTACCATCAATTTTAATGATATAATCTTCAACAGGAACGTTAGTTAGAGTTGTACCAGAAACCTGAACAACTTGTCTGCCAGATTCAACTCCATTATTATCAGTATCATTAACAATAGCATCAATAACACCAACATCAAATGAATATGCTTCTTCTCTGAATCCAGTTGCACGAAGAGAGAATGTTCCGAAGTTGGATGCAGAGTTAGTAACAGATGCATAACCACCAGACTGACATACAATACCATCCTGACAGAAGATAGCAAACACAGAAACTAACTGGGTGTAACCATCGTTAGTGACGTTATACGCAGTACCACCAAAACAGATGATAGTAAATGCGTTTGCAACCATTGACTTACCTTGTGGGTCAAACTGTGCAACTGTGTTACCTTGTGAGTTTAGTTTTAAACCAGGTCTAGGTACGTTAGGTGTAGCAACCTTAGCACCGTCAATGTCACAACCAGATCCACCCAAGAAGGAGATTAGGGAGGAGTTCTGGATGTAAGGTGATGCCTCAATAACAGGCAAATCTAAGAAGATATTAAGTAATGGGAACTTATATTTCGCAGCATCCTGCTCTTCAATAAGAGGATCTGGATTTGTAATAGCACCACTGTATGCAGTACCACTTGATAATACGTTATCTAATATTCCCCAGTTAGTAGTCAACGCAGATACAACGTTAGCACACTCAGGTGCAGCTGAATCTACTGTAATAGAACCATTAGAAATAGGAGTAATCTGTGAGAAGAAACCTGGTTCTAAATCATTTCTAATTGCTTTAATGCAAAGTTCTTTAGCGTAAGCAAATATTGCACGAGTATAATCTACTTCTTCAGTAACGTGTGCTATAGCACCACTAGAGATGTATAAGTTTGCAGCTTCTACAATCTTAGAGTTACCACCATAACGTAAGTCATACTGGAATGCTCTAACGATATGAAGAATATCATCAAGACATTGTTGATCTCCTGCAGATACTGTTCTTGTTACAGAATTTAAGTTTCCATATGAACCATCAGTACCTAATGCAGTAGTTACTATAGTGAATAGAGTATCAATTGCAGAAACTACGTTAGCACATGTCGGATTAGTTGCAGATGTATCTGTTGCATGTGCAAGACTATCAGTTCCAATTGCTACTTCAACTATAGAGAATAAAGTATCAATAGATGATTTAACTGCAGCACATCCACCAGGATCTACAGTAATTGTTAAATCTTTTGTTTGATTTAATCCATGCCAACCTCTTACGTTAACAGTTTCATTAGCACAAACTTGTTGAGAAATATCACTTGCAAGTTCAAAGACTGCTCTTGCTTGGAACTCTTCACCATCTACATGAGTAGTACCAACAAAGTAACCTGCATGATCATAAACTGCATCATTACCACCATGAGCAATATTATATGCAACAGCTCTCAATACATCAGAAGCATCATCCTTACAATTATCATTATGACCAGGAATTGCAAAACCAGGATCATTGATTGGATCAGTTGATCTAGGATATGCCTTAGTACTTCCATCTCCATGTGTACAACTTAACTGTAATGATTCTCTAGAAATTTTGACTGTAGAAGTTGCGTAACTAATGGCATCAGCAACAGCACTCTGATAAGTGTGAGGTGTTGTATTGGTTGAAGGAATAGTATCCAATACTAATACATCAAATGTATTAGTAGTTACATTAGCAATCGTAATCCACTTGTTAGCAATTGGATCTGTTGAACGAGGATATGCGGTTGTTCCACCACCACTATGAGTACAACTAAAGCTTATAGCACCAACAGCAAACTTAACTTTATCACCCGCACTAAATCCATGATTGTTAATGGTGACAGTCATAATACCCGTTGAAGGATTATATGCACCATTAGTTGCTGTATGTGTTGTTGGAGCAGTAAATGTATTTGCACCAACAGTCATTGTCAATGCACCTGTAGTTGCATTGTAAGATCCTGCAGAAGGAATGTAATTATTAATAGTAGATGCAGTTGCCCTCTTAACACCGTTTGTAGTAGCAGATGCAAATGTATGTGCATAGTTACCACCCTGTGTAACTGAGTTATTAAGAGCAGAATCAAATACGTGTGTTGTTGTATTGGATGACTTACCAACATCAAGAGTAATTGTAGTACCAGTTACTGATTGTACAGTGACTGCGGTATCATAAGATCTGTCACGTTTTTGTTTGATACCATTAGCAATTGCAGATACAAATGTATGAGCATCAGTATTTGTAGAAGGTTGAGTTTCTAGAACTTGTATTGTAAAGTTTGTAGTATCAACAACAGTTACTTTTTGCCATTTACCAGCAATAAAGTCAGAAGAACGTGGATAAGTCTTAGTTGATGGTGTACCACCATATGCACAACTGAATGATATGCTATCGTTGTCAAACTTAACCCAATCACCATTTCTCATTCCATGAGCTGCAGTAGTGGTGATATTCATAATACCCGTTGTTGGGTTGTATGTTGTACCAGTTGTTGCAGTATGTGTATCAATAGTTGCACGAGGATATGCATGTTGTGTTGCTTGACTATCCTCATCACACTTGAATGTTATTGCACCTTGTGCAAGTTTGATTGATGTATTGGCAGTAATTGTATGGTTACCAATAGTTAATTCCATCAATCCTGTAGTAGGATCGTAAGTTGCACCTGAAGGTGTGTAAGTTACTGGTAAAGTAGTACCAACGTTTACAGTGAATGTATCTGTAGTTACGTTACCTACACTTAACCAATTATTAGATACTGGATCTGTTGACCTTGGATATGTGTGTAGTGAGAATTGATCATCCATCTCACATCTAAAGGTCAATGAATTATTTGCTATCTGAATTTTTTCTCCAGCAGTAAATCCATGATTATTGATGGTTAATGTCAATACACCTGTAGCAGGTTCATATGCTGCTCCAGTTACTGTGTGTTGTGTAAATCCAACATCATTATAAACTATTGCTCTTTCAACTGCATTAGCAATAGCACTAGACCATGTATGTGCAGTTATGTTAGAAGATACTCCTACCTGAACACGAATTTGATTAGCATCTAATACCTGAACACCAATCCATTTATTATACCATGGATCAGTAACACGAGGATATGATTTGATAGATGCACCACTATCTTGTGCACATGTAAACTTAATTGATTCTGGAGCAAACTTAACTCTATCACCATCAACAAATGGATGACCTGCAATGGTCAAATCCATATATCCAGTAATAGGATTATATGAACCTCCAGTTGGTTGGAATTGATATGTTGAAGTTCCTTGGAAAGTATGAGCAGTTGTATTAGTAGGTGTTGTACCGTTTAATGCATTGATTGTAATATCATTACCTGATACTGCTTCAATAGGAACATCAGTTAGACTAGAGATATAACGTTCTACTGCTTCAGCTGCAATGAATGAATTGTTTTTGTTAAGTAAATTAGCAGCATCAGCAACACTATTATTAACTACGTTATCTAAAGTTGTTAACTCATAATGTTGAGGATGAGTGCTGTGGGGATGTCTAAGAATTGGTAAGTTACGTATAACTTTAGAAGCATAACCTTTTGCATAGTTAAATGCTTCTACATACTTACTTTGATTACTTGTAGTTACTTGTGTAATGAAGTAATTAGCAGCATCATAAACTCTATCATTACCACCCCATTTTAAGTTGTGATAAACAGATTTTTCAAGGAAGTCTTTAATATCATCAGTACAATTTTGTGTGCCACCTGTTACTGTATATGATGGGTTTGCAGCAAGCATTCTCTTAACTGCAACCTCAGCAATCATTTCAGCATTCGCAGCAAGTGCATCTGCAGCATCAGCTTGCTTATTATTATATGGGAAAGTATTTGGAGTTCTAAATGGTTTTCTTATATCTTCAAAAGTACCATCTGTTCCAGTTGCACTTCCAATAGAATTGATACCAATATTAAGAACAAAAGTTCTGTTATCAAGAACATCATCAATAGCCCATGTACCATTGATTGCTGATGTGCTACTACCTGCTATTACAACACCAGCAGAGACACCTACGTTTGCTGTAATTGTTGTTGGACTTACAGAAGTAATTGGGATTGCGGTGTTATATGCAGGATCAGTTGATCTTGGATATGAATGACTAGTTGTATAATTATCTTTACTGCACTTAAATGCCAATTTACCAGCACCAATAGTTACAGTATCTGAAGTTGTGAATGAGTGAGACCCAATGGTCATTACCAATTCACCTGTAACAGCATCATAAGTTGCTGTAGTTACATCTTTCTGTACACTACCAGCAGTAATTGTAATTGCATTAGTTACTGTACCACCAGTATATTGGTGAACATGATTTCTAAATCCTGGTTGAATATTATGTCCAGTATTAACTTTAACTGTAAGTTTACCAGCACCGAAACTCCATTCAGTAATTGGTGTAGCAACTACATCTGCTACAGCATTAAATGTAGTAGGTCCTATTACTAAATTGCTAGATCTAGTAGCAGAATTTTCATGGTATGATTTAACATATCCGTATGCTTCTTCCGCAATAAATTCTTGGTTATTTCTGATTGATTCGGCACCATCTCTATAACGATCTGTTTGAGAGATCTTAGTAAATCCATAAGGAGAGTTTCTTAGTGATGCTAGAACGTAGTTGTTAGATGCAATAACTGATTGGTCACCAGTTGGATTTAAAGTAGGATTAACATTACTAAACTCACCTCTAACAACAAACTGAGTAGAGTAACCATCAGCACGTTCAATACGATGAGTAACATACTTACGTCCATTTAGATCTGAAGTATTATCTAAGATACTAACAGTTGATCCAGTTGCAGTTGCAGTGTTTGTTGTAGACTGAATATCTGCTGTTTTAAGTACAAAAGTAATAGTAGTGTTTGAACTATTGTACCTAGCATGACCCATACCTAAAGCAGTATTGGTTGGTAGTGTTGGGGTTCCAGATCCTAAAGAGAAATTAGCAATATGATATGTCTTACTTAATGCTTCTGATCCAGTTCCACTAAAGTTAAATTTAAGACCACATTCCCCAAGAGTTATCCAGTTACCAAATAATGCAGTAGTTAAACCATTGTCTGCAGTGCTTACAGTAACAGTAACTTCACCAGATGATAAAGACCAAGAAGTATTAGTAGAAGAACCAAAATTAATTGCAGAACTTTGGAAACCATAGAGGATAATTTCTTGACCAACTTCATAGTCATGGAACCCAGTTGCAGTGGTATTAATAATAGGACCACTATAGGTAGCTTGAGTTGCTAGTGAGGTGTCTATAGTTGTTACAGAGAACAACTTAGATGCAAGATCAAATCTATGATACCCACTACCAGATGTAGTAAATGTTAGAGTTACAGGATCATCAGTAACACCATCAGCAGCTTTCTGAACAGCGTTAGCAGCAGATGCTGCAAGTCTTATCCAGTTAGCATTTTCAACATAAACGTAGTAAGTAGTTCCATCAGTGAGTCCACTGATTCCACCCATCTTACTTGAACGATATATTACACCATCTCCAGTTTTAAATCCATGAGTATCAATAAAGATATTGTTACTCTCTGGCATAATTTTACCAGTGCTAAACTTATGAAGTTTAGTATCTGTAGATACTGTTGTTATATCTTTTCTACCTGTTGTTGAAGAAGTTGAAGTAGCGTTCGCCCAAGTATCAAAAAGTTGAATAGTATTAGCATCAACCTTCCTCACATAATACGCTGTACTGTCGATTAAACCGCCTAGAGCAACAGTGTTTTCATCTTTCTGATAGTAGACCTGGTCCCCTGTTTTAAGTGTATGTCCAGTAATTGTAATACTATCTGTAGTCAAATTGACCTTAGTGGAATCAGCAGGGAAGGCAACTGTTTCTCTCTCAGCATTAATAGTATGCTGATAAATCTGGTTAGAGATTGTCTCTAATTCTGGTCTTAATGATTCAGCATCAGATACGTCAAATCTATCAGACACACCTGCATTATTAATGTCAGTAATAATATTAGCTGCTACAGCATCATAGAATACTTTTTCAGCGTCTTGGAATACATCATTAACACCTGAGGTAATAAGTATTTCAACACTACCAGTTGAGTATGGTGATGCTTGAGGACCTGTGAAATTAATAGTTTGAATTGTACCAAGTGTACCTGAAGATCCACCTTGTACAAAGTAACCAGTTTGTAGAGTTGTATTGTTACCTGTGTGGTTAGTAAAGGTAATTTTAAATAAGTTATCACCACGGAATTTATCACCAGGTATAGATGGGATTTGTCCCAATTCTGGTTCGTAGTATAATCTTTGTTTGTCATCAAACACAAAGGCATACTTCCAAGTATGAATTACTGAACTTTGTGGGTCTGATGGGTTTTGTAGTGCATCTCTGAATACAACACCAAACACATACGTCTCGTTAGACGCTTTGATCATGTGACGATCACGATTTTGTGGTCTAACAATTACACGACGTAAGTTGTCACCAATTAGTGAACAGTTTCTAGGAAGTGAAATTGGGTTGTCTTCAAGGTATTCACCACCAGATACGATCAGTGAAACGTATTCATCACTAGGATCTGGGACTGCTTTCTGTAAAGTGTAAGCAATTTGTGCTGCTTTTTTAATAGTTTTAACTGGTCTTGCAGCTGAACGACCATCGTTAGCATCACTACCAATAGTTTGTGATACGTAAACACGACCACCAGTGTCATTAGTAGCAACTTGATATACAAAATCAGTGGTAGCAATTCTTCTTGACTGATCAGTTAGAGGAGGAGTGTCAGCAGTTGGATAGAATGTAGTACCAAAAGTAGGACTTGTAACGTCTGTATCTTCAAAGTTTATTAAATTAGGAGCACGAAGAGCAAGTGCAGGGTTGATAATAGTATCAATATCAAGGTTTGTAACCTGTGCAGTATCAGAAATGATAGAACGAGTTGTTCTAATCTGACCTTCTACATCGAGCTCATACTGAGGATCGTTAGTATTAACACCAACACGAATATTATTTGCCTGATTCTGATTTAAAACTAAGGCATCTTTTTCATTAGCACCTGTACCTACAGCTAATTCAATAGATTCATCACCTTGAAGTTGTAAAGAACGTACCTTTTTATATGCAAGAGTATTACCTGCAGTAATTACACCTAAATTTGAACTACTAAAACTTAAAGTATCATCATCTACCTTCGCAACCGTGTAAATTCCATCAGTCTCACCACCAGTTAAGAAATCAATATACAGTTTTTCATTGCCTATGAAACCATGTGCAACAGAAACTATATTGACAACTCCTGCAGCTGTTCGACTATACGTTGCGTTTATCCAAGCACCTGTGGGTTTTACACCAGAAGCCTCAATTCTCTGTTGTTGGGAATTAAACTTAAGACTCATTTACCAATCCTTACGATACGAGTGTGATATCTACTAATCCAACCCACTTAACTGTGGAACTGGATGTTACTGATTTAACTTCAAAAGTGAAATATGGGGATCCTCCAATTTGAATAGCGTCTGGAGTAACACTCCAATCTTCTTGTCCTGGTGGATTCGCAGCAATAATATTTTCATATGCAGCAGCTACAGTGGGAACCCCTGTTGCTGATACGGTAACAACTATATCAAATGTAGTAGCATACACATAAGTATTAGTTGTTGTTTCTTGACCAAATACTCTTGCCTTTACAAAAGCAACTCTATCTGCAGCAAGTGCAGGTGTGTTAGTTGCTAAGGCAGTAGTACCATCTAAGGTTAACTGCAATGTATTATTAGCAGCGTCGGTCTGTCTTTTGAGAATATAGATGTCATGGTTCGCATCAGTGAAATTATCACTAGTCATATGCATAGATGATATGTTCTTAAGCTCGTAACTTGTGTTAAGAACTTCTTTAGAACCTACAGCGTATCCACCGACTGATGAGAAATTTTTTGTTGGCATGACGTTATATTACCTCAGGTTTATTTATACCTTAACTTTAGTAGTTGTGAATCTACCAGTAAAGGTTGATGACGATGTTGCTTCAGATGATTTGTTCAAACTGATGCTAACATTGTTACCAACTACAGCAACTGTAGCGTCCATCAAATCATTATCTGAGGTGATTGAATTAGTCACTGTGTTGTGTGCTGTAGTTCCAGCTGCAGAGCATATGCTAGTCACTTCAAGCATATGTACTTTACCATCGTTACTTTCAATAGTAACAAGAGTTTTTGCACCCTTGTATGCTGTTTTATCAAACTGAATGATAGTTGCATTTGATGCGAATGATGTTAATTCACCACCTTCAACACGACAATCATCAAGTTCTACAAAGTCAGCAGTAGAATCAAAGACTGTTAGATACGATGTTGTACCACCGTTCCAACCTCTATTGATTTTCCATGCAGCCTCAGCAGCATTAGCATCTAAAGATATAAATTCTTTACTATCTAATTGAGTAACAAAATCTTGTTGTAAAATATCAAGTCTTGATCTGGCAGTAACTGTGTTAGTGATTGCAGTAACTGGGAATGATATATCATGTGTAGGTGTTGATCCTCCAATTAAGTTACCAGCTATTGTAATAACTTCCTGTTCTTCATAATTAGAACCACCTGCAACTTTAACTACTGAAGCAATATTTCCACTACCATCACTAGTTACTGTAAATGTAGCACCAACACCCTCAAATTGACCAGTAGATGATACAGCACTGTATGTTTGTGATGTTCCATAATTACCTGGTACAGAAGTTATGGTTCCGATTGTATCAACAGCACCTTGAACTGGAACTCCTCTAAGTCTAAAACCACTAGCAATTTCAATATCTTTTTTGGATCTAACCTGTAAGATACTTGCTCCAGAGAAAGTAACTGCAAGTGGATCACCTGCTGCAGTACCATTAAATGTTGCGGTTCCTGCAACGTCAAATGTCTTAGCAGTTCTAAGTGTAAACTTAGTTTGACTGAGTGATATGGAGTTAACACCTTGATTAAAGAACTCAAATGTATCTTCGTCTGCACCTGGTGCTGATTCGGTCAACACATAAGTATCTTGGTCAACGTCTCTAACACCACCAAGAGAAACAAAATCACTTCCGTTATAACCCTCAAACTGTAATTGAGTTGTGTTATATCTGATTGCACCTGCTCTGCGGTTATCAGCAACTGGACGTTCGTTTGTAGTACCTGCAGGAACTACGAATGATCCAGTTGTGTCACAAAGAATATCTTTACCTGCACCTGGTTTTAATACTACACCTGTACCATCTATATCAGTAACAGTAATAGTTCTTCCAGTTCCACCACCAGCTGCAGTAATTGTAAGTGTTTCGCCAATTCTATAATTCTGACCTTTCGCAACAATAGTTACAGCAGAGAAATCTCCAGACGCTACTGTGACTGTTACAGTACATCCAGTACCATCTCCAGATGAAGTAGTTGCTGTTGCTGTGTATGTTCCGTCTGTATATCCAGATCCAGTTCCTGTAACTGATACTGCAAGTATTTCACCAAAGGATTTAACTGCTAGACTACTATTATTAGCAATAACATTATCTCTTACACGTAAAAGACCTGCATCAAGATTACCTGAGAATGTAGCGTCACCAGTAGCGGTATCAATTTTAAATACCTCAGTTCCACCAGCAGCATCTAAGATATTGAAGTCTTGATTTGATCCACCAATAATAGTAAAGTTACCTTGCCCTTTTGGTGAAACTTTAAGATCAACATTGAGATCTGTACCAACAGTTTCAATTAATCCATCATTATTAATTTTTATCTGAGTTGCTGGAGCACCAATTGTTACTGATTCATTAGTAGCATCTACTTTTAAGAAAGGATTTAGACTAGCAACATCACTATCTACTTGGAAATCTAATGTTTGTAATGTAGCAGTAGGTCCGATATATCCTGTTTGTACACCTGATACACTTAATCCAATTGAATTAGCACCAGCTCTGAAGTATCCAGTTTGAGTATTAGATGCAAGTTTAAATGATGGTGCAGTTGCAGTTCCATCTGCTAGAGAAATTGTTGCAGAAGAAATAATACTGTTTCCACTGGTAGTTAAATCAGTAATTGATGCAGAAGTCTGAACATTAAGAGTTGCAGAAGATAATGCTCCAGTAGTACTAATAGTTCCACCTGAGGTGATACCACCTGTGACGCTAATCGAACCAGAACCGTTTATATTTTTGAATGTTGTATTACCATCTTTATCAATAGCCCATAACTGAGATGTAGCAGAACCATCATACCCAAGTTCAATTGGAGTAATATCAGAAACAGTAGCAACTTGAATTGCAATTGCTGTACCAGTAGTTTCTAGTTTTAATGGTGGTGTGTCTATTAATAATAAAGTATCATTAGCAAAGAAGCCAAAACCTGCTTCAGCTACAACAACGCTATCAAGATAACCTGCTTTAGTTACTGTATATTGGAAACCAGATCCATTTCCTGCAGTATCAAAGGAAGGATCCGCAGTTAGAACATCACCTACTGCATAAGGTCCTCCTGTTGTAGAGATATTAGTTACACTTGAAACTGAACGATCGTCTGCGTTTATTGTATATGAAATACCAGAACCAGCATTACCCAACTCGGAGATATCTGCTGTTACTATGTCAGTTGCTTTATATCCTGTACCTTGATTAGTAAATGTCCAACTAGTTGCTGTTCCTGCAGCTCCAACAACAACAGTTGCTGTAGCACCATATCCAAATACTCCTTGACTTCCAACACCAGTAGATACTGCAAAGTTATTACCACTTTGAGGTACAGAACCATATTGAATAGTATCTGCAGCTGTCCATGTAGATTTAACTACTAGATATCCCACTGCATTAGCTTGACCTGGTGATCCAACCTGTTCAAATTCAAGTGCTGAAGGATTAGATGATGTAATAGAGAATGATTTACCATCCAGACTAGAATCAGATAAATCAAAGTTATATGAATTGTAACTTAATAATGCTGTTGCAGGTGATTCAGTTCCACCAATAAAGAATACAGATTCAGTTGATTCTGCTGCAGTGGATGTAGCAGTTGTTGCTGATGTAGTAAGAGTTTCATTGATCTGGAAAGGACCGCTAGTAACAGTTGCGATACGTAAGAAATTTTCTCCAAGGAAACTGATAGTACCACTAGCACCACTTGTTCCACCAGTAACTGTTTGTCCAACACTGAAGGTTGCTCCACTATATGCAGAAACTACAATAGTTCCACCCATCGCTGCGTGGTTTCCACAGACATAATAATAGGTACCAGGTTCAGTATTTGTAAGATCCCAAATAATATCTCCAGTTGTAGCACCATTATTTGTTACACCATCATTACTTCCAAGTGTTTCTGAAGCTTGATATGCACCAGATACCTTCTGAATCCATAATGGATGACTGTTTGCAGTAGCAGTCATGGTTAATGTAAGTTTATCTCCCTTCTCAACAGCAAAAGAAATATCATCTCCAGATGCTGTTCCTACAGAAGATGTTCTTGTAAATGTGTAGTCAGTATTAGATCCACCAGTAGTAGAAACTTCATATGCTTGATCATCATTATCAGAATATCTGAATGGGATATATGCTCTATCAGCGTTAGTTACTGCAAACGTGCTTGTTGGATTATTTCTAACTTTTATATTATTATAATTTGATTCTGTGTATCCAGAACCAGCAGTTAGTGTACCTGTAAGACCAATAACGGTAAGAGTTGCAGTTGCCTGAGTAATTACACCACCACCAAGCAAAGCAATTCCTGTGTATGAACCAGGTACATAACCAGATCCACCATTGGTAATAGTACCTGTTAAAGGTAAAACTTTTAAATCTAATTTTGCATCTGAACCTGCACCACCTAGTAAAGTAAGTGTTGGTGTAGTAGTATATCCTTCACCTCCACCTGTGACAGTGATACCAGTTATAGTACCAGATTTTTTATTGAATGTTGGGGTAAGTTGTGCCTCTGTTGTTGGATTACCACCATCAATTTTAATTGTAGGTAAGATAGAATATCCTCTACCTGCATTTGTGACAGTAACTGAATCAATCGCATATCCCAGAACTGCAGTACCTACAGCACCAGCACCTGTTGAATCACCAGTAGAGTTGGTAATTGTTACTGCAGGAGTGCTAGTAAATCCACTACCAATTGCACCTATTGCAAATGCCTCAAGTCTATATCCAAGACTTGCTTGAATATCTCCAGCAGATCCACCACTATCAGTGATAGTTACGATTGGTGTTGAACTATATCCATTACCTGCATCTGTAATTGTTGGTGTTTGTAATTCTCCACCAGACTGTGTGACAGTAGCAGTTGCTGTCTTACCTGTAATGGTGTGAACTTCAGAAGAACCACCTGCAGTTAGGTTGATTACTGCTCCACCTGATGTTGCACCTAATTTAATTGTGTCCGTAGTAGAAGCAACAACAAAATAAGTAGTTCCATTTGTTAAACCAATATTGATTGATCCACCACCATTACCATATACTACTTCATCACCTACAACAAATGGATGAGATGCTAAAGTAATAGCATCAGTTGCTGAGTTGATAGCACTTATAATGTCAAATGAATTGTCGTTAGGTGCAGCAATCGTAAGTGTTGGACTAACATATCCAGTACCAGTCCCACTGACTGTCAATCCTACAACTTTACCTGAATTAGTTTTTAGTGATGCAGTTGCAGTTGCTTCAGTTCCACCTCCACCAGGTGCTGCAATTGCTACATCAGGAGGGGCAGTATATCCAGAACCAGGATTAGTTAATGTAATACTGTTTATAGTACCTCCAGTTGCAAGTGTTGCAGTTGCTGCAGCAACATTATTTGGGTTACTAACTGCGGTAAATTGCTGTTCAAAACCTGCTAATTCACTTCCTTCAGAAACAATATTTACAGTGGCAATTCCTAAACTGAATACTGTAAGGTTTTTATTTGTGAAAAGACCGTAGCTAGAGAAACCAGCTTGCTCATTACCTTCAACTCTAAATGATAAACTACCATCAACAGTACTATCAATACTTGTATATTTGTTAGCGTCAAAATAAAGTTTTTCTGGAGAGATAATCTCTGCATTTAATGTAATATCTTCATTGGATGCAGGGTCAACAATGATAGCACCAGAAGTAGAACTTAAAGTATTACCAGAAAGTCTTAAATTACCTGTCTGAACGTATGCAGGAAATATGTTAGTAGTACCAGTAGCATCTGATAGAGTGATGCTTGCAGCAGTTGATGTTGTAGACTGTGAAGTGAAATTAACTGATCCAGTTCTTTGATTAACAGTAAGAGCAGAACCTATTCTATAATCACCCTCTTGGTCAACTGATTCGTAATAAACTTTACCATCATTAAGTTCTTCTACTTCATTTGCTTGTACTGCTAGATCAGGGTCATTAGTAGAGTCTTTACCAGATCCAACATACTGGAAACTATGTCCAGTTAGATTTACTATAGTACCTCTACCATCAGAAGTAACACCCTTTACACCATATACACTTGAACATCCTGATGCATGTACCTCAGCACCAAACTGTGAATAGTCAGAAGTGGCAACAGAACTTGCTGAGTCTCCACCATTAGAACGAATATCTTTAATTCCTTTACCACTATTAGTTGTAGATGTTGAAGCATCATCTCCATTGAAATGATACAATACTACAGTATTAAGATCAGATGAATACTCACCTGTTGTTGGTGTAAAGTTACCAGTAAAACGACCTGAACCTTTACTAATTCTTATTTCATCAATATGACCTGCAAATGCATTTGCACCAGAGTTATAATCTCCACCAATAATTAACGGTTTTGTAGAACCATAGTCATTACCATCTGTATAAGTAGAACCTACCTGAGTTCCATCAAGGAATAATTTTGTGCTACCACCAAACCTTGCTACTGCAACGTGATACCATGTACCAGTTGCTAAAGTACCACCACTTGCTTGTGATGTATTTCCTACTTTATAATGTAAGGTAGTGCCATCTAAGTAAAGAACTGGTGCTGTATCTGTGGCAGATCCACTTCTTAGATCTATAATAGTTTGGGTTCCAGATACACTAGAAGGACGTATGAATGCTTCTATACAGAAGTTAGTAGTACCTAGACCAAGATCTGCATCTGTTGGTACATTAAGATAGTCGCCAGTACCATCAAGTAATAGTGATGCTGATCCAAATTTCTTTTGAGCAGTATCTAATTGTGCGTCACCGTTAGTAACTGCTACTACAGGAGTTGCAACACCTGTAGAAAATAATCCTGTTCCTTTACCATTAAGGAAAATGTATGTACCATCATTAGAATCAATGGTACCATATGCTTCTGCTTTCTTATAAGTTACGTTACCTGTAGTTGATCCCGATGCTGCATCAGTGAATGTAAAACTGTTAGCATCTACAACAGTAACTGCATAATAGTTATCGGAAGCACTACCAGTGATAGCGTCTGCATATATGACATCAGCAGTTGTCAGTCCGTGGTTGGTATTCGTGACTGTAACAGTGGTTCCTGTTCTAGAATATGTACCAGATTTAAAGATATCTTCTAGTTGATATATTATTTCACCAGCTGCGAAAGTACCAGAGACACCATTTAATTTTAAACGTGCTTTACCAGTACCATATACACCAGTCGCCCCTTCAAGAGTTTTAATGCTGTTACTATTGAAATAGAAATAGCAATCAGCCATTTCCACTCTCATTCCATTAGTAGCAGTAACACCTATATTATTAGGTGTAATGAATGTACATTCGTTGAAGACAAATCCAAGTGTGCCTGTAGAAGAACTCCAAAGTGCACCATCTAAGTATGCACCACCACCTGCCTTATTAGTTCCAGTAGCGTCGTATCCATAAGGATCAGATGCACTGGTAGGACTTCCTTTTGGGAAGAAAGTACATCTCTCAACAACAGGAACTTGTGTATTATTTGTATTGCTTGCTACCGTAATTCCGTATTTTGGTGACTTCCACCCTCTTAATTGTAAGTCAGAGACCCTAGTATCACCTTCTAGCACCAACAGATGTTCGTCTTCTGAAGCTGCTGTATTCTCTATTATTGTTGTTCTTTGATCAGATCCTTTAATACTGACATTATCTGGCACTGTTAAAGGAGCAGTTTCCTGATAAACACCAGGTGATATAACAATTTGATCTCCAGCCTGAGCAACAGTCAATGCTTTAGCAACAGTTAGAAACGCAGTATCTTGATGTTTACCACCAGCACCACCATTTCCTAATGTAGTAGTATCAGCACCATTTTTTGCGACATACCAAATATTGCCAGGACCATTAGTAATGTCCGTAGCAAGCATTGAGGTTGTAACCTCACCCGTATTGGGTTTCTGGTTAGCAATCTCAACAATCGTGCCAGCATTGTTTACATAAAGTTTTCTATCAGCAATATTAAGAGCGACTTCACCATCGGTGATATTAGAAGTCGTCGGTACTACTGTCGCTGTCGTCGATCTCTTTAGTTTGATTCTCGTCGGTTCGGCTGCCATTTAAAGCATTCTCAGTTTGTTGTTCTGTTATACTATTTAACTGACTTTGTAAATCGGATATTTTTGCTTCCAGCATTACATTTGTCAGCGTCAAATCAGAAATTTTTTTCTGTAATGTTGCAATAACAATTTGTACATTCATTCCAGTCATAAGTCATAATGATTCTAAAAGGTACCCCCGTCGATTGTGTTTGTCCAGACTGGAATTCCAGTTGAAGTGACGGTAAGTATTTGATAAGATGTTGTAGCATCTGCACCTGTACCAGGAGATGCTATGTTAGCAGCAGCAGTAACTTGCATTGGAGAACTGCCATCACCATAAGGAATACCATACTGGGTAAAGGATGAAACACCTGTACCACCATATTGTACAGCAAGGTCAGTATCTAGTTCTAGGTCACCAAGTACAACTGTACCACGATCACCCGTTACACCAAAGACTGTACCAGTGTCTGTAGCATTCTCAATGAATGTCCAAGCACCAGCTCCGTCAGCACCACCTGTGCGGTCATAACCAAAGAAACCAAATTGAGCAGCACTACCTGTATGATAGTGTACTTTCACACCTCTATCTAGGGCATCATTTGCACCACGTACAACAGTTATTGTTGCACCAGCATCAATGTTTTGTGTGATTGCATTGTTCAATGCTAAGGTTTTTGTACCAGTAGTGATTGTAGCGATAGTTGTGCTACCTGCAATACCAGTTCCAGATACTGCGTCACCAACACTCAAACCGTCTATTTTATCAACAACTAAATCAGTTGCACCAGAAGTAGCATTAGTGTTGACAGTTAAGACGACGGTAGGATCAGCAAGTTCAATGGTAGGATCATTAACTGACATGTTTGCCGAGTTAACTGTTGTTGTCGTACCATCAATCTGTAGGTCACCTTTAATAATAACCAAACCTGATGCATCTCCACCTGCAGGATCAGGGTCAAGTATCAATTCTTGAATAGAGTTGATAGTAGATAGTGTATTACCATCTAACTTAAGGTTATCAATTTCAATAGAACCAGACTGGGTTGTATTACCAGAAATGTTTGTAGTTCCATTAAATGTTACACCATTCTGGAAAGTAGTTGTGGAGTTAACAGTTAAGTTATCTGTATTTGCATCACCAATTTGAGAATCTCCTTCTACAAGAAGTTCACCAACAGATGCCTTTCCTCCAATACCTACACCACCAACAACTTGGAATGCACCAGATGTTGAGTTAGTAGAAGCAGTTGTGTCTGCTATTTTGATTGCTACTCCGTTGTCATACTCCCAATCAGCACCTTCAACTCTAACTTTGTCTAGAGTTGTCTCATCATAACGAATAGAACCATCTTTGTTAGTACCGAAAGTGATCTTCATATCATCAGCGATACGCAAGTCGGGGGTACCTGCAGCACGTTTGATGTCTAGAACACTGTCAGAATCATTGAAGACTAATTCTACATCTCCAGTAGTACCAAATTCTAGTTCTTGACCGTCTTGTATAACGACCTTACCAGTACCATTAGCAGCAATCACTAGGTCAGTGTCTGCAGTACCAGTTGTTATGGTGTTAGCATTTAAGTTTATATCATCTACATTCCAGTTATCTACCTTTGAGTTGCTATCTACAATGACTGCAGAACTACCAGTAAGAGTACCTGCGACATGATCGAGCATGTCAGTGAAATACTTACCACCTACTATTTGGGCAGCACCGTTATTATCACCAACAAACAGGCGGTCATCCGCGTTTGCTTGTGTACCGTTACCACCAAT